GCAAATTTTGTACTATTTAAAACATATTAATAATGGCAGAAACAATAGCATTAAAAATAGAAGTTGATGCAGGGAAAAGCGTTCAAACTTTAGGCAAGATAGAAGAGGAGATTGCAGGAGTTAATAATGAAATGAATGAGTTAACAGAGATTAACCAAGAGTTTAAATCCGAATTAATAGAACTTGAAAGGCGATTTGCAAAGATACCAAAAACAGCTCTACAAGCAAGAAAGGTTGTAGGGGATCAGTTAGAAGATTTAAAAGCTGCAATCAAGGATAATAACCTTGCTTTAGAAAATTTCAGATTTAAGAAAAAACAACTCAATGATGTTAGAAGGGATATTAAAGCCATGGGTAATGAGTTCGTTGAGTCGGCAGAGAATATATTACATTTTGGAGCTTCAATAGGAGAAGCAACTGCCGGATTTATGTTATTTAGTGGAGCATCTGAAGAAAGTACAGAGAATGTTGAGAAAGCCATAGGGGTTGCGTTGGCTTTTGGAGGAGTAGCAAGAAGCATATCTGGAGCTATTAAAATGTGGAATGAAACATTAAAAGGAAATGCAATAATTCAAGGAATTGTTACTACTGCGACTAAAATGTGGTCATTCGTAACTAAGGGAGCAACATTAGTAACTAAAGCATTAAGATTAGCATTATTATCATTACCATTTGTAGCTATTGGAGTTGCAATAGCAGGATTAATTGCTTATTGGGATAGTCTTGTTGGAGGAATTAAAAGTGGATTAAAATGGTTAGGGCTTTACGATGATAGTTAAGAAAAAGCACAAGCAAGAGCAAAGGCAAGATTAAAAGAAGAAAGAAAACTCAGGAAACAAAGATTAAAGCAACTTGAAAATTCAGCCAAAAGGGAACAGAATATTCATGATAATAGAATTGCTAATATGGATAATGAAATCCGATTAGCAAAGGCACAAGGTAAAAATACTGTTGAACTTGAAAAGCAGAAACTAAAAGCTATAATTGATAGCACTAAAATTCAAAATGAATTAGCAGAGGAAAGAATTGCATTACAAAAAGAGGAGATTAATTTAGAGATTGCAAGACTTGAAGGATTAGGTTCTTTAGTTTCTAAACTTCAAAATGCAGATGAAAAATTAATAAAGCAAAGACAGAAATTATTAGACTTAGACCAAGAGCAGGTTGAGTCAACTCAAGCAATAGAAAATGCTGAAACAGATTTATTAGTATTTGAGATTGAAGCAAATAATGAAAGATCAGAAAAAAGTAAAGAAAGAACTAAAGAAAATAAAAAAGAAGCAGACGAAAGATTAGAAAGAGAAAAACAAGCATTATTCGATCTCCAGATAGCACAAAAAGAAGCAGATGCAGAAGATATACTTGATGCAAGAGCAAAGGCAGAAGCATTAATTGAAATTGAAAGATTCAAGCATGAGAAGGAATTAGAGGATAAGAAGTTGACGGATGCTGAGAAGGAATTATTAGAGTTTGAATATCAACAAAGGATTGCAGATATTTCTCAGGAGTTTGCTGATATGGAGCTTGAAAAGGAACAAGCAGAAGCAGAGAGATTAGCAGAAGTCCAGAAAGAAAATGAGGAGAAAGACAAAGAGGCGAGAGATAAAAAATTAGAAGCAGATAAGGAATTAGCAGAGAAAAGAATTGAATTAGAGCAACAGATACAAGACGAATCCTTTAATTTAGCATTGGGAGGTATTGATGCTTTGTTACAGTTAAACGATGCATTTCAAGGTCAGACGGAAGCACAACAGAAAAAAGCTTTTGAAAGAAATAAAAAGTTACAAATTGCACAAGCATTGATTTCAGCATCACAAGGAGTTGTTAATATATTAGCGAATGCTTCTACTATTCCTGATCCATTTGGAACGATTTACAAAGTAGGTCAATTAGCAATATTAGCAGGAGTAACTACGGCACAAATTGCGAAGATAAGTCAACAACAATTTTCAGGTGGAGGATCGGTATCAGCTCCTGCAATATCTGGAGGAGGTGGAGGAGTACCATCATTGGGAGCAATAACTAATACATCAACATTAACAGGACAAGAAACTCAACAGGTATTTGTAACTGAAACAGATATCACTAATACACAAAACAAGGTTGCAGTAATTGAAAATCAAGCAACTATTAAATAAATAAATTATGGAATTATTAGAATTAGTAATAAATGAAGAGGATGAATCCGGAGTGGATTACATCGCATTAGTAGACCAACCTGCCGTTGAAAAATTGTGGTTAGCATTCAGAAAAAATGATGAAAAGAATTATCAGTTTAAAATTCAGGATTCAGAGAAAAGAATTGTATCTGGTTTTTTTATGGTAGCAGATTTACCGATCATGAGAGCCAAAGATAATGGAGAACAATTTTACGTTGTATTTAAAAAAGATACTATCAATAAGATTGTAAATAAATTCTTTAAAATGGGATATTCAAATAACATAAATATCATGCATAATAAGAATGATAAAGCTGACGGAGTTTATGTAATTGAATCCTTAATAATAGATTCAGATAGAGGTATTAATACGCCAAAAGGATTTGATGATGCTCCTAACGGCTCATGGTGGGGATCGATGAGAGTGGAAAATGATGAAGTTTGGGAAAAAATAAAATCAGGAGTTTTTAATGGCTTTTCAGTAGAAGGACTTTTTGCTCAGGATAGACCAAAGGAAATCAATGAAAGAATTATATCAAAGATTAGGGACGTAGTAAATAATTATAAAAGAAAATAGTAAGTTTTTTTTAAAAATTAAAATAATTCACATATATAGTAATAAAGACATTAAAATCATGAATGAAGCAAAACAATTATTTCAGGACATAAAAAGCATTTTTCTAAAAGAGGGTGTAAATGTCGAAAAAGAAGAAATGAATACAGAAGATCCAGAAACGGCAGTAGCAGAAGAAACTACTACGGAAGAAACTCAAGAAACAGTAGCAGAAAAATTTGAAGATGTAACACTTGCAGATGGGAGTGTAGCACAGGTCGAACCTGATGTGTCTTTAGGTAGTGCAATGGTCGTACAAGTTGATGAAGAGTTATTACCTGCTCCAGATGGAGAACATGAGCTTTCAGATGGAAGGATGGTAACAACAGAATCAGGAATTATTGTAGATATCAAAGAAATGGAGGAAGCTCCAGAAGTTGAGGAGGAGGTTGATGAAGAAATGGAGAAAGATAGTCCATTTACTGATGCTCAACAAAGAGAAGCTAAGAAGATCATTGAATCAATAGTTACTGAAAGAGTTTTTGGAATGGAATCGACATTAGCAGAAGAAACTCAAGTATTGAAAAAAGACATTGAAGATTTAAAAAATGCTTTTGGAAAATTGGTAGAATTAACAGAAAAGTTAGTACAAGAGCCAACAACAAAGTCAGTAAAGAAAAATAAAAGTGGATTCGATAAATTAAGAAAAAATAAAGTTGATATTATCGAAAAACTAAAAAAGCAAAATATAATTAAATAAAAATACTAACAATTAAAAATTAAAAATTATGAGTTTTGACGTAAGTTCATTAACCAATTATGTTGACGAACAAGCTATGAGTTTGATCGTTCAATCAGTTGCCGGAGGGCAATTAAGTAAATATGCTCAAATACAACCGGGTGTAAAAGGACCAACTACCATCAACATCTTAGACACAGATGTATCATTACAAGATGATGCATGTTCAAGATCTGCAGATGGCACTACTACTTTATCTCAAAGAACAATAACCCCGAATGCACTTGCAGTTCACGAAGATTTGTGCATGAGTGACTTAGCTTCTAAGTACACACAGACAATGCTTCAACAAGGAGTTACTAATGAGAAAGAGGAAATTCCTTTCGCTGAGTTGTATTTTGCTTTGAAGATTGCTAAAATCCAGAAGCAATTAGAAGTTAAAGATTGGACGGGAACTGCAGGAGCAGGATCATACGCAGGATTAGGAACGCAAGCATCTTCTGTTGTTGATGTTGCTTCTCCTACTGCAGGTATTCAAACTGCTTCTATTATCATTGAATCTCTTTCATTTTTAGCTCAGTCTATGGATGAGGATATTACTGATGCAGATGATATCAAAATATTCTTAGGAATGGATTTATTCCTTATGTATCAAAGAGCTATTGCAGACGGAAATTATTTCCATTATGTAGTAGATGGTCAGCCGGGTAATGAATTACCATTAATTGGCTTTCCTCAAGTTACTGTTGTTGGAACTGTTGGTCTTTCAGGATTGAATAGTGCAACTCCTGGAGATGTTGTTGCTTATTTAACAAGAGCTTCTAACATCGTTATCGGTGTTGATCTTCCAGATGAGGAGGCAAATGATTACAGAGCATGGTACGATCCAAATGACAGAATTTTCAAAACTTCTTTCGCATTTAGACGTGGAATTAATTGGGCTTTCCCAACTGAAGCTTGTAAATTAAAAATATCGTAAATATTAATATTAGAGGGTGTAATAACCCTCTTTTTAAAACTATAAAAACATGCCTTGTACATTATCAAATGGATTTGCACGTGACTGCTCTGACAGTACGGGAGGGATTGAAGAACTCTATATATTAGAAAGAGCTTCAGTTACTGCTTATACAGTTGCTTCACATGAAGTTACTGCTATTACTGACGGAGGATCAACATGGCGTAAATACGAATTAAAAAAAGAAGTTGGAAGCATCGTTGCTACTACTACTATTGATCCTGCAAACGGAACAAGATTTAGTGAAGGAACTATTGCTTTCTCAATTAATAAATTTTCTGCTACTAAAAGCAACGAACTGAAACTAATGGTATTAGGACAGATTGTTTGTATCATAAAAGACAATAACGGAGTTTATTGGGGTATGGGCTTCCAGAACTTCGCAGAAGGTCAATCTTTAGTTGCTAATACAGGAACTGCTTATGGAGATCGTAACGGATATGACGTATCTATCATGGCTAAAGAGCCAGAAACTCCTTACGAAGTAGATTCTACTGTTGTAGCAGGATTAACAATAAGTACTTAACCCGTTCTTTTTTCTTTTCTTTTGTTTAGGGAGCTTTTATGCTCCCTTTTTTTTTAATAATTCAAATATTTCACATATATTAAAAAAAGATAAAATGTTAAAAAAAGAGTTAATTGGTCAAAATTGGCACGGAAAAGGGTTTAAAATCGAAATTAAAGATGAAAACAAGACTATTTTAAAGAAATTAGGAGCTGACGTATTTGAAGTAAAAAAGAGTAAAAAGAAGAAAGATGATAGTGCTGACTAAAAATGCTTCTACTATATTTGTTGCTACTCTATGGGAAAAGACTACAATTACGAATCCTGTTTATTTATTTGAGTTTAAAAATGATCTTACGAAAACGGATTATTATTGTATTATTACTGATACCTCAACTAATGTAGATAGATATAATAAGTTTACATTTACGGAAGGTGTAAATGATGCTTTAAATGGTAGTTTAATCTTAGGGAATGGAGGGTTTTATGAATATAGAGTATTTGAACAAGTATCGGCAACTAATTTAGATCCTACGGGATTAACAATAGTAGAAACGGGAAAAATGAAATTAATTGATACTACGGAAGAACCAAACTTTAATCAACATTCAGTATCTCCAACAACTAACATAGTTTATAATCCATCATGAGCATAAAACTAATTACATTAAATTTCAATAAGGGTTACGAATTGCCAACTTTCAAGGAATCAAGGAAAGGAGATTGGTATGAATACGGAAGTGAAAGACCTTATAAAAATTGTTATCCAGATTTTTTAACGAAGCTTTATAATGAATCGAGTAAACATGCTACTATTATAAATGGTAAAACTAATTTCATTGTAGGTAAAGGATTTGACATAACAGGAAATGTTACTTTTCAGGAGAGAGCTATGCTTGAAGGTTTTTTAAGACATCCGAATGAAGATGAGAACATGGATGATCTTTTAAGAAAGATTGTAAAAGATAAGAAAGGCTACGGAGGATTTTGTTTGCAAATTATGGTTAACTCAAATGGAAATATTGCAGAAGTAGGACATTTGAATTTTGCCAATGTTAGAAAATCAACTTTAGACGAAGAAACTTATTATTATACAGATGATTGGAAAAGCAGAAATCCAGAAGGTAACGAAGATTTTGTTACTCTTGAGTTATTCCCTTTTACGGATCAGATAAATACATCTGCTAATTATATAATCTATTATAAAGAATATAGACCAGATTTAGAAATATATCCTTTGGGAGATTATGTTAGTGCAGTACCTTATTTAGAAGCAGATAGTGAGATTGCAAATTTTACATTACAGAACATAACTAACGGATTATCAGCAGGTTACGTTGTAAGTTTTAACAACGGAGAACCTACGGCAGAGGAAATGGAGGATATTGAAAGAAGGTTTAAAGATTATGCAACGGGAACTAATAATGCAGGAAAGCCATTACTCAGCTTTACGGATCAAAGCGCAGACCATCCGACAATATTACCGATTCCAATAGATGGAAGAAACGACCAATTTATTAATTTAAATAAACAGATTAGAGAAGAAATATTTAC